TGTTTCGTATTTTTTAATTTTGAAAAATTCATTATATGTTTTTTTTTAAACTCTTCAAAATATAAAATATTATAATTTTTAACATTTATTCCCATATCCTGTAATTTATAAAAATCGGTTTTTAACCTATACATATATAATGCATTCGATATCGCCCTATATAAAAAATACATGCATATAATAATAGCAGCTATAATGAATAATAAACAAACCAAGTTAATAAATACATTACCACTATTAAATGATTTGAAATAATTACTTACTACATATTGTTTTACCTTTTTATTCATGCCAATTAAAAAGCAAATATTATATATTAGTGACATATAATATTTAACATATAATATTTAATAGGTAAAACGTTTATTTTGTTTATTTTGTTTATTTCGATTATTTTACGTCGGTTTCCATCTTAATTCTCAAAATGTGTCAGTTTCGACAAACCATGGTCGCTGTTCTTATCAAGAACAACATTCTCGGCTTCAAACATGCTCTTCTTAATATCATCAATCGTTGAATCCTCATCTAAGCCATCAAAGTTCGCAGCATTTGAAATACCAACCAACTCCCCATCTGCATTAATGGTCTGAGTAAGTTTATTGCCAGACTCCTCCGCCTTCTTCATATTCTCTTCGATTGCCTTCTGCCTAGCCTCGCGCACACGTTTATCAAATTCCTGTTTTGCAGTCTCTTCATTCTTCTTTTTATCGGACATAAGTTGATTGAGAGTCTCCTCCATGTACTCGACACGTCCCGTCTTGTATGCCTCCGGATGAAAAGGAACCCACATACCAACTTGCCCTACATAAATATCGTGATTGGGGTCTACCTCGCGCAACAATTTACAGCGAAGTTCTGCCTCGCCTTGTGTAGCAAAAACGCCGCGCACTTTGATGCCTCTCGTAGATGTTTGGAATCCGTGTTTTTCGCCGAATTTCTGCTCAAGTTCGTCTTCGTTATTATCCAAAAATGTTTTATAGTCGTCGCTAATTAGCGTTGCCGATGTTGCGCGAATCGCCTCGCCTTCTTCCTTTGTAAACTCCTGGAAGTCTGCAGTAAGTTTATCGAAAGAAAGAGAATACTTAAATGATACAAAGTTGAGAAACTGGGTAAATTTTTCCATTGACTTTTTGTAGTCCCACTGCTTCACAAACTCTTCGAACAAAAACTGCTCCTTTTGTTTGATAATATGCTCCGGGGAAACGAATGAAAGACATACGAATTTTTGACCGGCGATTGGTTTATCTTCTTCCAATAAATCGACATATTTAGGATTTTCTTTTCCATCGGGTAAATATTTAGGAGTAACTCCCTTTGGCAAACTATTTGTTTCGGACATTATATTATATAATTAAATAATTATTTTAAGTAAGTTTACCATTTATTAATTTATACATTTATTAATTTTAATAAACTAATAAACTAATAAACTAATATTTTTTTCTACATTATATTTATAATGTACGGAACACTTGACTTTAGTGAGCTTTTTAAGCGCTTTATTAAGTATATTATCGAAGGTCTTTGTGTCGCGATAGTTGCTTACTCTATACCATCTCGCTCTCTTAAATTAGACGAAATTGCGTTGATTTCTCTTGTAGCAGCCGCCACCTTCGCCATTTTGGATGTTTATGTCCCCACTTTAGCTGTTTCTGCTAGAACAGGTGCTGGTTTCGGTATTGGTGCTAACCTTGTTGGTTTCCCCACCCCTCTTAAACTTTAAACACTTGATGATTTAAAATTTTAAATTTTTAAATTAAAGCGTTTATTTAGAAACTATGTGGATAATATTTACTATTTATATTTTATTATGTAAATAATAAATAATCGTTACTTACTTTATAGAAGGTTATTCTTTAAATTATATAAATATTATTATGAGTCGGGGTAGTAATGGTGAGGGTAGTGATGGTAGTGCGAGTAGTGGCAGAGCCAGAACTCCATCACCTTACCTACGAGATCCAGACGACGTAAAAGTAAGACTTGCGCGAATAATTATTTCACATGATGGCGAAAATGAATATGATTGGGATGGAACAGAGCCAAAACCTGGAGATACATTATTTGTTTATTATGTTGAAGTAAGTGATATCACATATCATACATGTATAAAAGATGATGATGTTAAACCACGTGATGATAAACGTAAGTTTGACCATTTTCGCAGTAAAAAAAATAATGTTACTATTTCTTATCTATATAGTCCTAATATAATAAGAAAAGCACCACCGTTACATTCTTTTAAAACAGTTTTTGTTAATCGTGAAAAAAATAGTCAAGCAAGTCTTTTACCCAATTTAATGAGTAAAGGCAGAATTTTTCAAAATACTGATTTTTCATGTTGGTACAAATTAGAAAGTCCTGATGTTTATAGCGATCAGTATCATCTTTTTAAAGAAGATTATGATTTTCTTGACGTAAAGGTTTATGATGATTTGAATCCAAGAGAATATATGTCTATTTCAAATTTTGTTACGAGAAATCCAGAGCTAAAAATATTAAAACGAGAAATAGGTGGAAAACACCCTTGTTTTAGATGTATATTTAAACAAAAGGCAAGTTCAATATCAACCCCTACACCCAGCAGCGGCGGCAAAACTCGCCGAAAGTTTAAAGTAAAAAAGCGACGAAATAGAAGAATAAGAAATACGATGAAACGAAGAAAAACTGCAGTGAAACGAAGAAAAGGAAGAAAGTAAGTCTAATAAAATAGTAAAATAGTAAAATAATAAAAATATTTTGTTATTTTATAATGAAGTTAAGTAGGCGTGGAAAACGTACAAAATGCGCCAAACGCACAAAACGTTTTAAACTTAAGAGAAATACAAAAAAACAATTTAGGCAATATAAGCGTAAAAATACGCATCGCAAACATTCTCACAAACTTAGAAAAAATAAGAGGGTTATGAGGGGTGGGGAGGAAATTGTGGTTTTAGATTTAGCAAATAATGAGGTTGAATTGGAATATACAACAAGCGACCGTTTTAGTAAGTTTAAAAATCTTTTTGGTAGTTTACAAAAAGGTACTTTTACTGTTAGTTTACAACTAGATGGAGATACAATTTCTGAAGCAAGTAAAGATGATAAAACCATGAAAGATGATAAAACCATGAAAGATATTCTTGATTCTGCTGTTCAAATTGTTAATCATCAGAGTAATAATACACAATTAGTTAAATATGATTTTATTCCAAAAACACCAGATATATATAATTTTACTCTAAAAATGAGTAAAGATGGTAAAAATTTTGAAGTAAAATTTGTAGTAAGAGTAAAAAAATATAATTTTCGTTTATTTAAAGAAGAAAATTCTAAATCATATGGTATTGATTTTAATTTAGGTACTGGTTATCAACCATTAGTTTTAGGCAGTATCAGTGCAAATACTGATAAGAGTGATGATGGTGGTATTACATATTCTTCGGGTGATAATCCAACCACTTTTAATAATTACGAAATAATGAAAGGTAATCCTCAGCCTTTTACGATTGTACAAACAAGTCAAACAGAAAAAAAATATACGTTTCCTATAAATTCTAATACTAATAGTAGTTTTTTTAATACTGTAAATATGAAAATGAAAGAAAAAATAGCCCAAGTTTATCAAGTAAAACTGTTAGCTGTTTTAGGTCTATTACTACAACAACAACCACCACAACATATTGCACCCGAAGTTAATGATAACAGCCACCAGTAATCCTATTTCAACATAAGAAGAAGTATCTAATGATGAACAACAACAACCACCACCACAACAACAACCTACTGCGTAGGAATAAACACCCAGTTCAACTCCTCGCAAATTTTCTTCCATATATCATCCTGTTCTATCCTCTTCTCTTTATCTTTCAACATCGGAAAATAAGAAAGAAATTCGGTCTTCTCCAGAAGTTCACACAGTTTATAAACCGTATAATAATAATTCAAAAAATTCACACGGTCATCCGGGCAAAATTTCGCATACGGTCCCTGTATCTCCATAAAAAGATTACACAACGTCTCTTCTAACTCCGGTGTCATAATCGGCGGTTTAATACCAAGTTTGTCTTTAATAAAGGGAATATGCTCGTAATATTTATTATATCCCAATTTTTTAAGCACCTCTTTCGCTTTCGAATTCGTAAATTTTGAAAGAGGGATACGCTCCTTATGAAGTTGTTGCTTGATATTTTCGAGAACTTCTTCCGGGATTTGCGTAGTTTCTTTTGCCTGAAACTGGGCAAGAATTTCTTTAAAATGATTGATTCTTTTATACGCATAAAAACACGCTTCCTTCGGCGGTTCTTTATAAGACGGCTTCTCATTTTCAATAAGATAAGTAATTTGTTTTGCACAAACATTGCATACCATAATCCCCTCATGTTCGACGGGAATCATCTCACCCTTGTTACACGACTGACATATATCAGTGGCATACGTATAGTCGTTTATATTAATAAATGTCTGGTCAAGATTTGTAAAAAACTTCTGAACATTATTGTCATTCGCACGCGTCAATGCATTTTCATCAAATGTCGTATCATTTACTTTGAAAAAAGAGTTAAGAATCTTTGTTTTATTTGTACCATTTGTAATTTCCTTTTTGTTTTCAAAATAATCGAAAATAAATCTGCTGTTGTTCAAGTAATAATCTTTAATCTTTTTCTTATTTTTATATATTTCCTCTTTAATATCATATAGAGAATCTTGTAACTGTATTTTATCATTCACCTCCAATATAATTTCAGGGTCATTTAATTGTTTCATTATTTCGTTTTTTCTACGAATTAATGTAGGTAACACTTCGCTATTAATCGTGTTAAATTCGCACTGTAATTCGCGATGAACACTATCTAGCGTCATGATTCGTTTCTTGTCTACAAAAATTTTTTTATTTGTTTTATGTTTAAAGGATGGCATCTATATATCTATATTTATATATTTACTATATTGTTATAAGTATAACTTTTTTAATATATAATAATTAATAATTATATCTATTTTAGTATTTTAAGCTATTTTAGTATTTTAAGCTATTTTAGTATTTTATATTTTACGATATAATATAAAGCAAATAAAGTAAATAAAGTAAATAAAGTAAATAAAGTAAATAAAGTAAATAAAGTAAATAAAGTAAATAAAGTAAAATACAATGAGTGAACCAATGAGTGAACCAATGAGCGAACACAGCAGCGAATTAAAAACCGGCGATATTCTTTTATGCGACAATCTTGAATACAAATCATGGGGGTTATTTAGTTGGTTTATAAAATTTATGACAAAGAGCGACTTTTCACACGTTGGTATGATTGTAGTAGACCCCGAATTTACAGACGTTCCATTAAAAGGCACATATGTTTGGACATCGGGTATTTCAGATATTCCCGACCCGGAAGATAATACAAAAAAATTCGGAGTTCAATTTATTCCCTACGAGCACTTTATTTCGACATATAGTGGAAAAATATATGTTCGCAGAATCGAATTCAAAGACACGGAAGAGTACGAGAAAATATTCAATAATGAAAAGTTGAAAGAAATACATAAAGTTGTATATGATAAACCATATGATATTGTTGTTACAGATTGGATAGAAGCTTACTGTAAAAAGGACCGTCATCCTCAGAAGACGTCGAGATTTTTTTGTAGTGCATTTTTGGGTTACGTATATACAAAGTTGAGCTTATTTGATGATACACTAGACTGGAGTATTCTTTATCCGAGTTATTTTTCTAGTGAAAACAAGACACTTTCTTTGCTTCATGATGCAATACTATCGAAGGAACATCAAATTGCAGGATAAATAATATAAATATTAGAGTTGTAAAGTTCAAGGATTTCAAGGATTTCAAGGAGTTCAAAGAGTTTAGGAAGTTTTGCAAAATAGTAAATAGTAAATAGTAAATACGAATAATGTTAGGAATGCATTAATGTTTTCTCTATAAAAATAAAATAATGTTATCAAATAATTTAGACACATGTGCTAAAAATGATAAAACACATGATATCAATACCGGTTCAAATCTTTTAACTACGAATATAAACATAGAGTCGTTGGATATTGCAAATATTAAGAGAGAGACATACTATAAAATGAAATTTATTATGAACTGTTTAGAGAAAAATATGGCTATTAAAAAAAGGAAAACAATTTTTTATTTAAAAAAATTAGAAGATTCAACAACGGAGATTATAACAGAGGACTATTTAAACAAACGCATTATTCATAAAATATACAGCAATACTACGAATGGGACGGGGGCAGGGACGGGAGCAGGACATCCGCAAGTTAAGGCTCCATATAATTTAGAAACAATGAAAAGAAAGGAAGATATAATACCATTAAGAGAAGGTATTCATACATTAAAGAGTCTATTAGATAAGGGCAAATTAGATATAAACATTGAACAAAAAAATGATATATACTTGATGATATTTTTGACGAATACTTTAGAAAATGGGTGGAGTATAAGAAAAAAGAACGACGAGTATGTTTTTAGGAGAAAGCATGAAAAACAGACCGAGATATACTCCGATGAATATTTAGTACATTTTTTGAAATCAAACATGAATAACATTATTTCGTAAATTGACTCGACCTCTTATCGCTTTAGGAGAAATATCAACTAGTCGATTATAATAATTATTAATAGTTATGTTACTATTATTAATTATTAATTTATAAATGTTAATTAAGTTTTTTTGTAAAATTTTTTTCTTTAGCAATATTATAATAAACAAAAATGGCAGGAGGTCTTATGCAACTTGTAGCTTACGGCGCCCAAGATGTCTATCTTACGGGCAACCCTCAGATTACCTTTTGGAAGGTGTCTTACAAACGTCACACCAACTTTGCGATGGAGTCTATCGAGCAGACTTTTAACGGTCAAGCCGATTTTGGTCGTCGTGTAACCTGCACCATTTCTCGTAATGGTGATTTGGCTTACCGCACCTACCTTCAGGTTACTCTCCCCGAGATTAACCAATCCATGAAGGGATCCGCCCAGGATGGTGTTTATGCTCGTTGGCTCGATTTCCCCGGTGAGCAGTTGATTTCCCAGGTTGAGGTTGAGATCGGTGGTCAGCGCATTGATCGCCAGTATGGTGACTGGATGCATATCTGGAACAACCTTACTCTTCCCAATGACCAGCGCCCTGGTTACCATGCTATGGTCGGCAATACCACCGAGTTGACTTTTATCACCGATCCCTCTTTCAATGCCATCGATGGTCCTTGTCAGGCAAACGCCCCTCGTCAGGTTTGCGCTCCCCGCAATGCTCTGCCCGAGACTACTCTCTACATTCCCTTCCAGTTCTGGTACTGCCGTAACCCCGGTCTTGCTCTTCCCCTCATCGCTCTTCAGTATCACGAAGTCAAGATTAACCTCGATATTCGTCCCATTGATGAGTGCTTGTGGGCTGTCGGTTCTCTCAGCTGCGCTACTCCTACCAATACTTCCGGTAACAATGGTGGACGCGTCAACACCGCCTACAACCAGTCTCTGGTCGCTGCCTCTCTCTACGTCGACTACGTCTTCTTGGATACCGATGAGCGCAGACGCATGGCTCAGAACCCCCATGAGTACCTTATTGAGCAGCTCCAGTTCACTGGTGATGAGTCTGTCGGTTCTTCTTCCAACAAGATCAAGCTCAACTTTAACCACCCCGTTAAGGAGCTTATTTGGGTTGTCCAGCCCGATCAGAACGTTGACTACTGTTCTTCTCTCGACTGCAACCAGCTTCTCTACAGGCTTCTCGGTGCTCAGCCCTTCAACTACACTGATGCGGTCGATGCTCTTCCCAACGCTATCCATGCTTTTGGTGGACACGATGCTGTTGGACAGACTACTGGCTCCTTCATCGATGGCTCTGGTCTCTTTGCTGAAGCTGGTGCTATCGATGTATCCAATCTTTTCTGGTGGCAGCAGGGTGAGGCAGCTGGCGTTTCTGGCGGCGGCTATGATCAGCCCAACTTTGCTCCCGGCTTCGGTAGCAGCACCACCAATCCTTACCAAAACTCTGGTGTATCTGATGCCGGTACTTTCGTTCTTACCCAGACTTCTCTCGACCTTCACTGCTGGGGTATGAACCCCGTTGTCACCGCTAAGCTCCAGCTTAACGGCCAGG